AGGTGAGGATGTGGCTAGAAATGATTTAAAGGGCCTTTCCTTGCGTTAAAAAATAAAGTTGGTACCCATGCCTAGGTAAGGTAAAAATAAGGGCTGGAAAGGGGGTTTAATCGTTTTTAGCTTAAATTACAACTTGGACCCGCTCTGTGGTATAAGAACTATGCAACCAACAACGTACTACCATGACACCTCTTTCCTTAGATTTCCTTATGTCTTTGAACGCTTCGGCTCTGCTGAAGATCAAAAATCCCGTAGCACTTTTTCCCTCGAACAAGGATGGGGTGGATCAGGTACGACGGAAGTTGATCTCGAAATGGCACCCCGATCGCATGGCGGATGCCGATAGGACTGCAGCCAACGACGTCGTTGCTCACCTCAACTTTCTCTCTGACCGGGCTTTGGGTCAGCTCAACAGCGGAGTCTGGGGCGCAGCGTTCTTCAAGACCGTGGAAACCTCAGGTTCAAACCTAACCTTCGGCTATTACAAAACCGAAGATTGTCCTGATTTTGCTACAATATATTATGGGAAAACCAAGGTTTGGTTTGAGGTCAAGCCGGGAAACGACGACCTCTTAGCCTTGTGGGAAAGGAACCGGAAGAAATGGAAAACTTTACCGAACCCGGACATGGCAAAAGACGTCAACCTAGCAAAGGCAACGGACTTGGATTATGGGTTTCGTCCCTTGCCGAACAAGGGAGTTCTCATTTTCCTCCCTACCCCAGGTTTGCTGTGCCTGAAACACGTTCTTCTTAAAGGACCTCTCCCTACAGAGCACGTCGCCTGGATTTTAACCCGCCTATACGAGCTTGCATCTTTGATGCAAATTCAAGGGGTAGTCAACCTTGACCTCAGTACAAAATCGGTCATGATCAATTGCACTACTCATGGCGTCGTGTTGATAGATGGGCTTCAGTACTGCGAATCGTTGGGTAAGAAACCGCTGGCAATCCCTTCTCGTACTGCCAGACTCTGCCCCTCACTGGCAGCCAAGGGCACGACCTTGATGAACCACGTCCTTACCTTGATAAAAGAGTTAGGTAAGGAATGTCTCGGCGCAAAATCTAATGCAATGATGCTGTCCTCCGGCGCCCCTTCACAACTGAAAAAATGGCTGGCGGAGCCCGCCGGAGTTGACGCTCTCAAGGAGTTGTCAAAATGGAAAACTGTCCGTGATTTGGCGTTTGGCCCGCCGAAATGGGTACCCTTGAACTTAAGTATGGAGGATATATACGAGAGTTGAATTGGCTTCAACAAAGTTGTAATACCTGGTATAAGTCAATAGAACACAATCGTTCGAAGCCTATATTTAATCTATGCTAACACTCAAGCTTTCTTACGACACCGAAAAAAGCGAAAACCTCGGAGAACTCCGCATCCTGGAAACCTCTACTCGTGTAGTGGAGGTGGACCTGAAGCTGGATACTACGGATAAGGACGTAGACGACGCACTAGCGGCAATCGCCGGTACCTTCGGTTTTGCTGATAGCATTACTGTTGATCAGGTCTCCGTACTCATCCCGAAAGCTGAGAAAAACCGATGGACCAGCCTCCGTCAATCGGTTCACAAACGAGTGTTGGCAAACGGATATAGGCAACGGTACATGAGCCCTTTTTCTGCGATTCGCCGCAATAAGTTTAAGGGTGTTATTTCTTACGACTGAAACTGGAGTTACAATGAACGTTGGTCAGTTGCGTAAACTTCTTGAACAAGCTGACGATAGTGATATCGTAGTCATGAAAGGCCCGGACCATTCTTTTGTAAACACTTACATTTCATACGGCAACTTAGGGCTGGAACCCGCGACGGGGTACATGCAAGAACTTCCCCCCTTGAAGCCTACAGCAGGATTTTCCGTCGCACCCTGCATCATCCTAGAGTCGCTCTGACTCTTCCTTTCCTGTTTTCCCTTTTAGGAGCATCACCATGGGTGGTACCTCAACTCGTTCTTTTGACTTCACCAGCTACGCTGCAACCGCGTCCACTTACAAGGCCGCCTCGACTGCCACTGCTGCCTTCAAGGCTCGGGCTCTCGACCCTTACCTCGACCCCTCGAAGTTCACGGTGCGTGAGTCCCGTAACTCCCCAGGCAACCCGAAGTCGACCCCGGTCATCATCGGCTTTGACGTGACGGGAAGCATGGGGCACATCCCTCACAAGATGGTCTCAGAAGGACTCGGTAAACTGATGCAAGCCATCATTGATCGCAACCCGGTCTCTGACCCTCACCTGATGTTCATGGCAATCGGCGACTGTTGGTGCGACCGCTCCCCTCTGCAGGTCTCCCAGTTCGAGACTGACATGAAGATCGTCGACCAACTTGACAAGATTCACGTTGAACAAGGCGGTGGCGGCAACTTTTTCGAGAGCTACAACCTGCCCTGGCACTTCGCCAACTTCCACACCTCGGCCGATTGCTTCGAGAAGGATGGCCGCAAGGGCTTCTTGTTCACGATGGGTGACGAACTGCCCCCGGCCGACCTGACTGACGCCAACCTCCTGCAAGTGTATGGTCGTCAGCAGGAGCCGGCCGCTACCAACAAGCAACTCTTGGAGGCGCTATCCTCGAAGTATCACGTCTTCCACTTGATGATTGAGGAAGGTAGTGGAATGCGCTTTGACAGTGCGCGCACGGTCGCAGCGTGGAAAGAATTGATGGGGCAACGGGCAATCCCGGTTTCGGACTACACGAAACTGCCGGAAATCATCATCTCGATAATCCAGTCCGTCAACGGCGTTAACAAGGACGCTGTTGCCAAGAGCTGGTCCGGCGATACGTCCCTGGCAGTCACCAAGGCGTTGTCTGGTATTGACGGTGCCTTGACAGTGACTGGTTCTACCGGCGGTGGACTGGTTCGACTGTAAGCAGTACAGACAAGGTTTCGGCCTTGTTTTTTTAGCCAATCAAAATTACATTCAATACAGGAAGTGCAATCTGGTATAAGTAAAGAGTAGAGAATAGTTATCTCTAAACTTTCTTAGTTAAACCCAGCGAGTAAACATGACAAATGCAATTGCAGTAATCGGTGCGAATTATGGAGACGAAGGTAAAGGCGCTGCAACGCATTACTTGGCCCGCCGGTACAATATTTTCCATAACGTGCGGTTTAACGGAGGGTCTCAAGCAGGACATACAGTTCAGATCTTTAAGGGCCCTCGCCATGTGTTCCATAATTATGGAAGCTCGTCATTCCTCAGATCTACTACATGGCATACAAAAGACATGCTTATCAATCCAGTCTCGATTGAACAAGAGAGGCGAGACTTGCAGGAAAAGGGGTTCACCCCGAGTGCGATAGAGGTAAATCCGGATTGCATAGTGGTTAGCCCCTGGGATATAGCCTTAAATCAGTTCATGGAATTGGGTAGGGGTGGAGCCAGGCACGGCAGCTGCGGGCAGGGAATCGGGGAGACTGTACTACGTAATCTAACTGAGAGCGCCCCTGTACTACGGGCCAAGGACCTCCACTCCCCGGTCGAAGTGAATTCCTTCTCCTCCAAGATGCAATCGTGGTATCGCAAGCGAGTCAAAGAAGAGATTGAAAAAGGTACATTCCAAAACTTGCCACTGGACATCGGCGTGGATGAAATAACCAGTGACGGGGTTATGGCATCGGCATCGGTGTGGATGTTGAGGTACCCTATGGCATTCATGACTACCGCTAAAGTATCGAATAGCGGGCTAACTTCCGCTAAACCTGAAGGTGAGCATGAGGGGTTTATTTTTGAAGGGGCTCAGGGACTGCTGTTGGATCAAAATGACCTAGAACACTTTCCTTACTTGACCCGATCGAATACGGGAGTACAAAATGTGGTTGACGAGTGTGTTCGATCTGGGTTAGACTTGACGGATATTTACTACGTCACTCGCCCTTATCTTACTCGCCACGGAGCTGGGCCGATACTAAAAGGAATTCCTTGCGGCGACCTGTGGGAGCAAGGTTCTTGTAAAACAAACATCCACAACTCCTATCAAGGCACTATTTCTTACGCCCACTTGGATTGGTTTGCCCTACAACAAAGAATTAAACAAGACTGTGCAAAGGCCCGGGGCTTCAATCCTAAGGTCCGGTTGATCATCACCTGCGCAGATCAACTTTCCAATCAAGACTCTTACCAGTTTTATTACGGTAGCAGTATTGAAGAGCTAGACCCTTACGATGAAGATGCGTTCAAAGGACATGTCGAATCGAAATTAGGGATCGAGTGTATTTTGGTTGACGGCCGAAAAGGGTCGTTGATATAACTCAACCGGGGCTTAGCCGCCCTTTTTTATAGTATGATTTACTTTACTTCAGACCAGCACTTTGGCCACACTAATATTATTAAATATACTAGTAGACCATTCTCTTCCGTTGAAGAAATGGATGAGCAGTTAATTGAAAATTACAATAAAGTAGTATCTAAAGATGACGTCGTATATCACCTAGGTGATTTTGCATTTAATAAAACTCCGGATGAAATTGCTAGTATTTTTTCTAGATTAAATGGTAGAAAGAGAGTACTACTAGGTAATCATGATAATATTATCTACTTTAATTCTCCGGTTAATAATAAATTAAACACCGGAATTGTAGACGTAACTCCAGGCCACCTAGAAGTTAGTTTTAGGGCGGTACTAGGTAAGGACGTATTGCCCGTGACCTTATTTCACTTTCCGATGTTATCTTGGAATAAGTCTTTTCACGGGTCCTATCATCTACACGGTCATACTCATGGTAGTATCCCTTTTGACCTTAAAGTTAGACGGTTAGACGTAGGCGTTGACTGTAATAATTACACCCCAATTTCATTAGAACAAGTTCATGCTAAGCTCCAATCCATCCCAACGTACAAATCACTGGAACTCAACTCTACCTCCTCAGGTAAGGCCACTGAGATTTGAAGACCGGGTGAGGCCGGCGAAGCTTAATATCTTCTACGTCGATGAGAATCCTTCAGAGTGCGCCAGGGCACTATCTGATATTCACTTGGCCTGCGCCCCCGTCCATGTCGCTCAGATATTGAGTAGAGTACCTTTAGATAACTCTATATATCAAACAGTAAATCCTATTACTCCGAACGGGTATCGTTCGCACGCAATGTCCCTATCCCCCTGGGTTTTTTGGGCTAAGGTAAAATGGGAGAACTACAAATGGATGACAGATTACTATGCATCGCTGGCAGTAGAATTTGAACACAGGCATAAGAGAGTACACCTCACGTACCAGAACGAAGAGAGAACTTCGGAATTTATCAGGGGCTTATCTCAGCTCCGCTTCGACACCACGTCGACCTATCCCGCACCCTATGACTTATGCGGCGGAGCGCACTTTGATATGGGGTTATCTAATATAGATGGCTCCTGGATAACCCCCGAATCCAACGAATACCATAGATACTTGAAAGGAGAGTACTTGCAGGTAGTAAGTAGTCATCCTCCCCTTATAGCCGCGTATCGGTACTATTATGCACAAAGAAAGTCACTTACTAGGAAGTGGACTAACCGAGCGCCTCCTGAATGGTTGGTGGACTATAACTATAGTATTGGTAGAGTACTCATCACGGAAAGGAATAAGAAAGGGTTAGTAAGCCGGGTAGAGAAAGGCGCTTCTATTTGTGATAGTGGCCCGGGAGCAGGAACGGAAATTGTGTCTGAGTGGCTTAGCTAAGACTATGTTTGAACCGCTGACTAGCAGGTATAATTTGCGGTAGTAGGTAATGAGTTGTGAAAACAATGGACGCCTAAGAATTAGAGTCCCTCTTATAACTTGATATATGTCTTCAAAACTGACACCTGAAACTGCACTCTCTAGACTGACTTCTAAGTTTCCCACTTTTAACTTCTCTAAGTTTGAGTACAGGGGTGGTCATGAATCTTCTATAGTTATCTGCCCTGCACACGGAGAGACGGTAGAGAAGTACTCTAGAATCATGCTAGACAAAATTAAAGTACCCTGCTCTCAATGTGCCAAGGAGATAGGGACTGCTGCCATCAGGAAGGACCCTAAAAAGATAGTAGAAGAATTGCAGGCTAAGTTCCCTACTTATGATTTTTCTAAGTTTGAATACATAAATATAGATACGAAATCTAAGGTTATATGTCCAGAACATGGTACGTACCTAGTATCCGCATATTATGCTTTAAATAGACTAAAAACCCCCTGTAGATCGTGCTCTAATAGAATACTGAGCGATACTATTAGGATGAATGAAGACGACGCCTTGAGGAGTATGGTAGATAAGTTTCCTGGATATGACTTTTCTAAGTTTGAGTACAAAGGAAATTCGGTAGAATCTATCGTTACCTGCCCTACTCACGGAGAGGTTTTGCGAAGCAGGAAGGATATGCTAAGGACTAACTCCGCATGCCCTAAGTGTTCTGGCAACTACTCTAAGAATACTGAGGAGTGGATTAAGAGTATAAAGCTTCTATACCCAGACACTGAATCTTTAATAAACTTTGAAAAAACGGTGTATATAAACGCGTTTACTAACGTAGTTATGACATGTATAAAACATGGGGATTTTGAAAAATCTCCAATTACTACTATAAATAGTACCGGTAAGTACGTATGCACTAAATGTAACATTGAAGATAGAATAGAAAGTTCTTTCTACACCGAAGAGGAGTTTCTTAGCTCTTTACCAAATGGTATTAATGAAAACGACGATTTTTCTAAGGTAGAATATATAGATTCTAATACCAAGATTCTTATAGTTTGTAAAAAACACGAATCTTATGAAGTGACCCCTAGTCAATATAGAAGAGGAACCAGGTGCCCTAAGTGCAGCTATTCCGCTAGGTCTCTAGTAGAGTTGTTACTTTTTGACTATATTAAGTCTATACATCCGAATGCTGTAAGTAGGGTAAGACCTGTACCGGGTTTAGTACGAGAATTGGATATTTATATACCAGATCTGAACTTAGGTATAGAATATAATGGTAATTTTTTCCATAGAGATCCTGACCCTGAGTTTGACAGGTTAGATGGTAAGATGGCCTCTAAAACTTCTTTACTAGATAAAACTAGAATGTTTAAAGACGCAGGTATTAGGATAATACATATATTTGAGGATGAGTGGTTAGAAAAACCAGAAGTAGTCAAGTCCAGGCTTAGATCGATACTCGGAAAAGACGCTGTATGCTATGCTAGAAAAGGGGTAATTAAAGAAGTTTCCGAAGGGGACTGTCAGTTATTTGAGGATGAGAATCACATACAAGGACACGCAAAAGGGTCTTGTGTTAGGTTGGGGTTATATATAGAAGGAAATCTTAAAGCGTTGATGTCATTCTCTAAACTTCGGTATGAAGCGCATTCTAAAGATGAGTACGAACTTTTAAGATTTTGTTCTTTAGGTACGGTAGTAGGTGGATTCTCTCGATTGCTAAGCCATTTTAGAAATAAGCATAATCCTAGTAGAGTAGTGTCTTATTCTGACAAGCGTTGGAGCATTGGGCATGTATACTCGAAGAACGGATTCAGCCTAGTCTCCACCAGCCCACCTGGTTATTTCTGGTGTAAAGGCCAGAAGCGGTTCTCTAGAGTCAGGTTTCAAAGACACAAGTTATCAGATGTATTCGAGCAAAATTTTCCAGAAAGTATGACTGAGAAGGAAATCATGTACTCTAAGAACTTCTTTAAAATATTCGATTGCGGACAGGATAAGTGGGAACTGATTTATAACTGACGAAAAAAAGCCCCGACTAGCGAGGCTTTTTTTAGTTAAGTTAGGACTTAGATCTTAGAAGTCGATGACAACGAAGCCTTGAGTATTACCGATACCAACACCGATCGACTCGTAGGCGGTAAACTCGATCATATCCATTTCCGCCTTGAGGAATAAAGTGGCGTCTTGAATTGAATACGCCTGGCCTAGGAACGCCGGAGGTGCAAACACGATCATACGATTGGTCGGAAGGATCGGAACCGAAGTACCGCTCGCATTCGACTTATTAGTAGTGATGATCTTGTAGCCGAACGGAGCTTGAAGCTGAGCCTCACCCATGAACAGCGAACTGGCGGCCGGAGAACCGATGTCAGTCGACTGGAAAGCCAACATGTCGTTGTACATAGACTGCGACATCAGGACACAACCTACCGGCAGACGACGCTCGATCAACTTCTTGATACCAGCTAGGTAGTTAGCCTTGCTGAAGCCACCAGCAATGGTGTACTTGTTGTCAACGCCCAGGGCAGCGTTTTGAGCTTGGATAGCCATCAGGTTCGAATAGAAACCCAAGTCCTCTTGCTCCTGCATATCCTTGATTGAGTTATCCTGCAGCACCGTACGAATATCCGTACGGTACGTCATTAGTTCAAACTTCGATTTACGGAAATCATCGGAAGCGATCTTTTGAAAGTTAACCGGGTAACGGGCACCAGTCCAATAGCGAATCTGTGAACGACTCAGGAACGGCAGGGTAGCCGCGATTGAATCAGGTTCCTTTTCGCAGATGATAGTGGGCTCCTCGGATGTTTGACGATCCAACTCAGCAGCCGTAATTGACTGGAAGGGTAGAACCTTACGGACAAACGAATCTTCCCGCAACTTTTGGCGAACGAAGGCAGACATGGCAACGCCAGCTTCCTTGGTCATGCCTGAGTCGATCTTTTGGAAGAAAGACTGGTTCATGAATTGAACGTTAGTGGTTTCAGTGTTGTATGACATTATATATTTCTCCCGGCTTAGTTGATCTTGACCACAACGCTAGCGTCGTTAGTCGCATTAGCAGAGATCACGTCCAGGACGTACCCGACGATAGGGTCGGTACCAACCACACCAGCAACCAGAGCACCACTTTGCACAGTCAAGGCCTGGCCCGGTGTGAACACCGTAGCGGTCTTGATTTGAGCGATGAAGTTACCCCACAGCACTGTAGCCTTGGCAGTAGCAACGCCCGACAAGCTATCACCATTACCACGGACTACTAGGCCGGCATTGGCGGTCTTTGTGGCCGAAACCTTATCGACCGTGTTATCGGCTTGCTTCTGGACCCAGTCGCCGTTCAGCAAGGTCACACCAGTCTTAATCGACTCAGCACGATCCAGGGCGCCTTCATAAGGCCAGCCCCGAAGAATCTGAGCATTATATTCCATCTTCATGTTATGTATCCTTTGATATTGAAGAGTTAAAAGAGTGAAGCTGAACTGTTCAGCTTCTATGTTCTATACTAGGTATTTTAGTATACAAATTAAAAAAGAGATTAATCTTCTCTAAGTTTCTTAATTCCGTACGCTGCAGCGCCCAAACCAGCAGCTCCGATTAGTCCGGCTTTAACTGGATGTCTCATAGCCGCATCCCCTACGACTAATGCAGTTAGACCGGCCATTTCTTTGGCAGTCATTTTATAAGGTATCTTCTTCCCTCCTGTATACACGTTCTTATACCCAGAAGGCATCTCTACCTTGTCGTGTCCAGACCAAGAATCTGCCCTAGCTGCAATCTTTACTAAATACTTGTTTGTCATTACGCTTCTTTGATTTTCTTAATTCCGAATGCTGCAGCACCTAAACCCGCAGCTCCGATCAACGCAGCTTTACCGGGACTCTTCTTAACGAAGTTCTTCATGCCGCCTAGAGGAGTACGATGGATACCATCTTTACCGGTAAACACGGTAGTGTACCCCGACGGCATACTGATATTACCTTTGTGCAGCGGGGCCTCTAGTCTAAGGGCAATCTTTTCTAAATACTTGTTTGTCATTTTCTCGTCAGAGACTTAACCCCGTATCCAATTGCTGCCGCCCCGCCTAAAACCCCGGCCCCAACCAAGCCTGCTTTTAGGGGATTCTTTTTTAGATTCTTAATAGCTCTCTTAAAGAAAGGGTTTTTCTTTTCTTCGAACTTAGCAACCCTATTAACAGGGTTGTTTCTTTTCTTCTGCAAAGAATCCCCCGTGTTCCTAAAAGGAGACTCGACAGTGACCTTAGAAGTTTGAAGGATGTTTCCTCTCTGCTTTTGCATCAGTTGCCTAGAGATTTTTAAGTAGTTATCCACGACCTCTTTCTTAGCCCCTAACGCCCCTAATGACCGACTATTCATAGCTCTCATCTTAGATTCTTGTACGATGCCGTGAGCACGTTGAACCTTCTTATTATCGAAGGTTGCATTCGGAGATTTGTTAGCTAAGTGTTGCTCGAATTTATTCCGAGCAATCTTCTCCAGATACTTATTGGTATTCGCTGTCACCGCTAGAACGTAGTTTATTAGCTGCGAGAGCTACTCCACCTAATGCTAAAGCTCCAAGTCCTAGCTTACCTTTAAGTCCAATCGTAGGCTTATGGGTCATGCTTAGACTCTTAGGGCTAGCGGGCATGCCTTTAGTCCAGGCTTTAGTCCCGCTCATCTTCAACGGATTATCAGGCCCTACCTTCTGGAATAGTTCTGGCCGAGAAACGGTGCTTCTCTCCCAGTTGGTCTCAGCTTCTTTGACTAAGCTAGCCATTTTCTTCATGGCCTCTTCATGGGCTTGGTTTTTCATGGAAGCCTTATATCCATGATATCCCGCATAGATAGGTAATCCATTAGCAATTGCCCCACCTACGACTCCGGCTGCAATAGTAGATGCCTTACCTCCAATCAAACCTCTGGTAGCTACGTGAGTAGCCATACCAGCGGGGATTGAGGCTAAGGGGGATACCATTCCAGTTCCTATAGTCTGCAGCACCCCTCTGCCTATAGCCCTAGCATAACTAGGATCTTTCGGCGTCTCGTGCTCTAAAGCAACCTTAGTCAAGTATTTATTCGACATAAGTACTCTTTTTAGCTCAAGCAGAATTGTGCAATAGGATCTAGAGACTCTGTGCTTTGACCAGCGCTCTTACCCATGCTCCAAGGCTTTTCTTGCGATGAGGCAATCTTAGTCAGAGTATCCGTAGGAAGCTTCATCATAGCTTGTAGGTCTTCATTCGTAAACGCACCAGACTCGGCGAACTTAGTGATGCTGTCGGGAACTCGTTCCGTTACAACCACGCTGTCCAATTCGTCTTGTAGACTGGCAATCTTCTCTAGCAGCACGTCACGCTCTTCCACTTGACCCTCAAGTTCTAGAGCCAAGCTAGCGGCCTTTTCGAACGTCTCAGCCAGAAGTTCTTCTGACGACTTCTCTACCTTGAATTCCTTCAGGGTAGAAACCTTGACTCCCGCCAGTTTAATCATTTCAAGAGCAACGTCATAGTCAATGCCGGCGTCCGTGAGCTGACTAGCAGCCTCTTTTTCCATCAGCCTCTGCGAGACCTCTAGGCGGGCTTCCGTGTCGCTCAGGCCAGCCTTTTTCAGGATACCGACAGCCACTAGCTCAGAGGATTGAGCACGAATCTGTTCGGCTTGCTTTTGTAGTACAGTTGATAGTTTCATGTTAAATCTTATCTATTTGGTTATCGATATGTGGCTTGGCCTTAAGCCCTGCGTAATCTGCTGCTAGTCCAATACCTACCCCAAGTACTCCAAGGCGAGTCTTTCGACCCACATTGGGAAAAGCCTTCGCAACGGAAGGCATTAACTTATCGGTAGCTAAAGTACCAACTCCACCGAGTCCGGCGATTACTCCGGTGTTGACTAGATCCTTTTTACCTTGATTAGGGTCGTTAGATTCGCTAGCGTGTTTTCTCAGAGCTTGAACTCTGAGGTTATGGGTTTCATTTCTCTGCGCGGCACCTTGAAGCTTGATGTCATGAACTTGTTGCTCTCGGAGTTGGTTCTTCCTAGAAGAATTACCACCTCCAATAGCACCAGAGATTGCACCTACAGCAGGAATAAGACCGTTATATCTAGAGCCGGGTCTAATCCCTAATCGACGTTGGACGATGGCACCCATACCAGTAGCGGCAGCGCTATACGCAAATGACTTACCCATGCTTCGAATCTTATCTTCATTTCGGAGCTTATCCGAAATGTCAACAGTTTCGGCAATCTTAGTTAGGTACTTGTTAGTCATTATAAAAGCCCCGTTTCCAGGGCTCTCGATATCACTCGCCGTACAGTTCTTGAGCCTTAGCATCGACCAGTGATACAGCCGAGTCGAAGTCCAAACCAGCATCCATCAGCATGTCCAGAGCAGCCTTCTTCTCACGGCCGACCAGAGCGGCAGTAGCTCCACCAGCAGCCAGGGCACCAGCGCCGCCAGCGACTAGGGGGTTCTTAGCCAGACGACCGGCAGCAGCCCCACGACCGGAAGTAACAGCACGACCCGAGTTACCAACGCTAACCACACTATCACCGCCAACATCACCCTTAAGCAGAGTCTTGGCATCCTTACCTGCAGCATCCGCCATACCCTTTAGGCCAGTCTTGGCTCGGCTGAAAGTAGAGCCAACCTTACCGGGGCCAGACAGCAGTAGTTGAGCGGCAGACGCTTGCTTAACCAGCTCAGAGGCTTGGTCAAAGTCCATACCTTGCTCCAGCAGTTGGTTCATCGCAGCGACTTTAATTTGATTTGGGACAGCACTCAAAGCATTTCCTTCCTTGGCGGCAACGCCTGTTTCATGAACTTGATCGACACCAGCAGCGCCCTGCGCCTTAGTGTCAGCGATAATACCGTCGAAGATTTCATTCAACGAGCCGTAGTTACGAACACCGTCACCAGTGATCATCGGCTTGATTGAAGCGTCACCTTCGGCATTCATTTGGGCATTATCGACTTGAATTTTATTAGGGGTGACACCAGGAGCAATACCGTCCATAGTAGTCATATCACCAGCAGAAGCTTGCTTGATCAGCTCGACAGCTTGATCGAAGTCCACACCTTCAGCCATCAAGGCGTCCATGGCGGCAACCTTTTCCAACTCAAAGTTGATTTCCAGCTCAGCTTGCTTGACCATCTCGAAAGCATCTTCGAAGTTGAAACCCTGAGCAACCAACTCGCTAACGGCGGCGGCTTTCTCGATTTCGTCTTCGGCTGAAACTTCGCTAGCAACCTTGACTTGATTAGGCACGGCCTTCAGGGCCCCACCTTCAGCAGCAGCAACGCCTGTTTCGTGGACTTGATCTGTAGAGGCAGCACCTTGAGCCAGAGCGTCAGCGATCATGGCATCAAAGATTTGGTTCACAGTACCGTGGTTACGAATACCATCGCCGGTAGGCATAGGCTTAATAGAAGCATCACCCTCAGCATTTGTTTGAGCGTTGTCAACTTGGATCTTATTAGGTACGGCTCCAGGAGCAATGCCGTCCGTCGTAGTCATATCCCCAGCAGACGCCCGCTTCAGCAGAGCTTGAGCCAGTGCTTGACCGGCGGTTGACGCTTGTTTGTTCATTCCGTTTCCTAGTGTTAGTGATGCAATTTGTTCGGCCACTTCACGGGCCAGAGCTGCGCCGGCAGCAGAAGCTTCCTTAGTCTGACCACCGTTTTCTGACTTATCTTCCTTCTTAGACTCGGGATCGGACTTTTCGTCCTTGTCTTCCTTGTCTTCCTTCTTAACGAAAGGGTTGTCCTTCTCGTCTTTATCTTTTTCGTCTTGCTTTTCGTCCTTCTCAGAGGCGGTCTTTGACAAACCCTGTTCTAGAACTTCCAGTAGTTGAGCGAGAGATGAATTCATTTCGTAACGTATCCTTAGTTGATGTGTATTCTTGTATCGGGGGGATTATAGCCCAGTTTTTAGGCTATGTAACAAACAGGCTTTGGCTAATTGTTGTGCGGTAAAAGCTTGTTGCGCCGATTTGACTAATACTATTTTAGTATGTGATGCATCTTTGTGATTAGCTTGACTTCTTATTTCCTGCATTTTGCTTTCAATAAGTTTAGAGATTAGCCACTTAGCTGCTATCGCTGCCCCCCCGATAGTGAATAACGTTTTTAACATACTACTACCGTCGGAGGTTTGTTCTTTATAAACGTCTCTTAAAGTTAGATACTGGGCCCGGGGATTAGAGACTCCAGTAGGAGGATTACCTATATAACCCACATTGTGGGTGTTAGATAAAATCATCCCGGCATAGTCTCGAGTATCAAACAGTTCCCTGTTCAGTACGGGCTCGGGAAATAGTGAAGCCCGAGCTGTTTGAGGGAAGAGAATTTTTCGGAGTTCTTCTAGGTCATACTCCGAGGCTAACTTATGCATTGACATTTCTGGGACTAAGACTTTATCTGGATCTTCTTGGATCAATCCCTGAACTAAAGTCTCGATCCCAGATACATCTTCACCACAAATCTTGCGACCTATCAACTTAGCAAAGAAACCAACTGAAGGAGAAACACCCAACTCAGCGAGAGCATGTATAACATGGTCTAACTCGAACCTTTCCAGTAACCCGATTACTTCTTCATCAGGATCTTTAATCCTTGACAAGATGGACTTCAACGAATCAGCAGAGCCGACTACGGTCCCTTCGATCTCTTTGATTAAAGAACTGATTTTATTAACAGCTGAAGCTTTATCTAGTAGCCCGATCATCTCGGCAGCCTCAGCGGAACCGACGGGGGCGTCGGCTTGCTTAGAATAAGCAACTTTCTGCAGCACGCTACTAGTAACATCAGCGGGCTTGAACACCACAGACATATCAAAAAATTTCAAAGGACCATCGTTGATGGCCATAGTTTTTTCACCATTATGGTGGATCTTACCTAACTCACCTCTAAGATGGGAACAGTATTCATTCCTAGACCTAGCTTTATTATGGCAGATAGAACAAGTATCGAATGGCGTATGGCAGGCCATTGAAGTTGCCGGGAACTCTCCTCGCTCGATCTTTTCTACTACGTCCCAGCCCTTGTTAGTATCTATCCAGGCAATGATCTCGACCCGGTGCATTCTCTCATTATAAATAGAGAATATAACCTTACCTATTGCGATATCTGGGTTTTTATTAACGTGATGTTTAAAAATGTGGGCGGGTGAGGTGCGAAAAGTGTCGTGGCATTTAATTAAATTTTCTTCTGGGAAGAAGTCAGCATTACGGTTAGCGCCATAGTATTCGCCCGCGCCCATAGCCAAAATATGGACGTATATCTTCCCTATCTCAGGCTTTAAGTCAGAAACGAAAGTATTAATCCGTGCATCGGCAGCGGACTTTACCATTTTCTCTGCGGAGCCTAAATCTAAGATAGTAACTACAGGTTCTTCGTTGAAAAACGAGGAGTCAATATCGAATAGCTTAATCATTACTCAGGTACTTTCAAGGCGTTGCCTGGGGTAGGCATGTGAACTAGTGCAGTGTGAATCTTCTGAAGAGCTTGTAAAGACTTTGTTTCTACCGTAGCCTTACTTTCATTTAAAGCCTTTTGGTGCATGTTGTTCTGGTAGTTAGCTACGCTCAAACCAAGGGATGTAACGCCTAACCCAAGTCCAATCTTGTTGTGAGCTGGGAAGCTACTTACAGTCTTAATCCCGGTATGGACCTTAGACTTGCTCAGCCGGGCCAAGGCTCTAAGTTTGAATAGTGCGTTGGACATTTACTACCACTTTACATGTAAGACTTCGGGCTAAATAGGGAATTTTTACGTGACTCCATAAGCTTAGCTTCTAGATCGGTTAGCGTACGAATAGTCATTGGATCAATACCCTCACCATGAACAGCATTAGCCAAGATGGAGCTTAGTAAATTAGAGTCACAAGCAACGTGAGGGGCAAACTTAAAAATGGTTTCTGCGTAGGAGTTGACCCGAGCCGAGTCAGCGTCCTGAACAATAGGGTTAGTAGCCACTACGTGAGCTAGAGAGCTAGAAAAAGCTTCCTTCAGCTTATTATTTCCAGCGTTGTTAATCAGAGTAGAAATGCCGTGCATACCTAGACCGATACCGAACGCAGCGGCGCCAGTACCTAACGTCTTCAAGGCACCTGACCCGATACTACCTAGCATACCCACAGACTTAGCAACCGCATCCGCACCGGCAGCTTCCTTTAAAAACCCCAACACAAAATCCTTAGCAGCGGCAGTATCCCCCGCAAACTTCTCTAGTCCAACTTGATATAGCTCTTGAATGTTTTCGTTTAGCATTGTATTTCCTTGATTATTCTTATCTTTGAAGGGCATCCCAGACCCGACCTGAGCGGTCATTCGCCGGGTCAGCCTTAGCCTCGTACATACCAGCATCCAGAGAGGCTAGACCTACCGGTATTGCTGCACTCCCTAACGCTTTACCAACTACGCTTACGGGTTTAGGAGTCATACCTAAGCCCTTGCCTATACTAGTACTTGCAATTGCATTGTTGACTTTTTTACCTAATCCGCCCGTTACTCCCTTAGCCGCTTTACCTGTTAGGTTAATAGCACCTCTAATAGGGGCGACTATTGCCTTAGTTGCGATATGAGCACTGCCTTCTATGGGTGCGCCAGCAATCCTACCTAAGCCGGCCATTAGGCTACCGAAAAACGCTTTCTTAGTCAGTTCAGTTTTAACCGCAATCCAACGGTCATCTCGAAGCTTACGATCTTGAATCTCCCCGATTAACTCAGTTGCTTCCTTATACATACTGATAAGTTCTTCAACTTCGTTGAGATGGGCGGACTTGAACATCCCAGACACAAAGTCCTTGCGATTAGTCGTAGCCCCTAGAACTAAGTTCGCCAATTTGTCAAACTCTGCATTAGTCGCTGAGCTGGCTGATAGGTGCTCGATAAACTGAGAGTCTTGCTTAACAGAGGCGATCTTTTTTAGCATCCGATCCCCGACGATTTCCAGTTCTATCCGGGCATCCTCTAAGGCTCTAGAGTTAGCGGCAGCCTCTTTGTTTAAGTAAGCAATTTGTTCTTGCGGTAGAAGGATTGGGGCCCCTAGATCAAACGTGCCTGTAGAGGCAGAAGCAGTTTTCTCAACCTCAGTCGCGGGCCCAGTTAAATCAGGGACAAAAGCCAACTTGATAATGTCATCGTAATTAGCAACAGGAAATTCCGAAGTCCTATCACTGCCAATTTCAATGCTTTTAAGGTGAGTTAGGGTGTTCGTAGCCTCTACCGCCCTGCGTAGTTGTTCTGAGTTCAAACCTCGATCAGAAGCTTGCTTGGCCAAGGATTGGTTTAGTGGAACTTTGTTATTGAAGAAATCACTAGTGGAAGCCACCGCAATATCTTGTAGATCTTGAATAGTAATCATAGCCATATTTAGGATTTTAAAACACAGATTGTTCAATAGAATCGAACCCGGCAAATTCAGGGTTGATAGACTTAAGAGCGAGTTCGATGTCAGACCTAGCAGCGTCAGAATCAGAAACCCAGGCCTTAAGAATACGAGCTAAGTCCATAGAAAGCTTCGTCCAGTTAGCTGCCGCTTTACTAGTCTCACTAGCGTTGCCTGAAAATAAAGCCTCTTTACTCTTGAATACAGCTAAGGTGAAGAGTTCTTGTAGGCCGTCAACGGGGTTGATGTTTACAGCTCTGCCTAATCTCCAAGCCACGAAATCTAGTCCTTGACTTAAAGCCCAAATTTTCATACCTTTTTCGCTAGAGTCGGCTGCAGATTCGATAACTTCCATCAGGCTAAGTTTATCCAAACTTTCCACGTCAAAGAATACATCCCTGTACATCTGTAGTAAAGGAATGGGGGTTTCTATTAGAGCCTGGATCTTTTCTAGATCTTTGCTTGCCATTAAACAGGCTTCGACGTAGCTTTTTTTAATAGGCGACAGGAATATTGTCTTAGCCTTTTCGTATAGCTCTTTAATCTCTTTATCCTCTGGCTTACCAGATAAGATTATATCTACCAGAGCATCAACTCCGGTAGACTTTTGTTTGATTAGAATATGCCTGGCATGAACTTGTGCCATTGAGGAGATAGTAGCTTAAGTGCCTTTAGGGCGGCCTTCAGCGTCTTCCTTGTTAAACCCAACTGTAGCGTTAGCAATACCCTTTAATTTTAAAGAGGTATCTCCGAGCTGACGATATACCGTCTTAATTTGAGAAATTAAAGTAAACACTGAGTCCGAATCTAGAGCACCAGAGATCTGGTCAATTTTGACGCGAGTCAGAAATAGGATACGGCCTAGTCGATCCACGGTCTGCTCAATCTCAGGTAAGTACTCTTGAATATACTCGAACAACTCTGGAACTTGAAGTAGTTGGGAGATAATGGTGCATTCAACCGCTTGCGCATCCCCCAGTCCTGTAGAAGACTGAACTGCAGGGAGGAACGACCCGTCCAGCCCCGCCTCTTGCTGATCCATAGGGGCAGCCCCGTATTGGGGAATAGATTGAGGGGCAAAATCAGTAGAAGCGGCCTTAGACAAGAATAGTTTTAAGAAACTAGTTTCCTGAGCTTGTTTAAGAAAGTTCTCCGCCACGTCAGGTTCGATTTGTTCACCTTCAACTAAGTACTTAATAGCAGAAGCAAACTTACCTAGAACTCTCTTGTCAGTTGAGAATTCTACCCCGTCATAGCGAAGATTAATCTCTTCCCCTAGGAACTGAGAGGCCTTAATTTCACTCTTATTCAGCGCAGAGTTGATACTACGTTCTAGTTGGTCGGAAATATCTGACCCCAGGACTACAACGATGACGTTGCTAGGTAGAAACAAGGTGTCTCCGATAGAATCAACTTCTTTAGTGAAGTTAGTGAACCCGCAGATACGTTTAATTCTGCCTGCAAAAGTGCCTACTTCAACTCCCTGGCTCGTCCGGGTAACTGAGTTTGCACGAAACGGACCTAAAGCTTCACCACTTGTCGTAAACATTAAAAACTCTTCACCCCGGCTCAAATCCCTGAGTAGCTTTGGAGGATTAAGTTCAAATAAGACCTTTAGTACATCGGAATGCAGTAAGGGAGTAGAAGCGGCGATCATTTCCCCGCGAGCGTAAGTACCGTCTACAAATACAGAGACTAAAGAGTCCTTGTGTCTAATAGGGTTCAGTAAATGATACTCAGGAAGAAATGCATCCTTTGTTGATCCATCGCCCATTGTGATTCTATAGTTCTTCCCGCCATCTGACAGTGGAGCAACATGTAGATAAGAACCAATCTTGTCATAGGGAAAATAAGAAACTGCTGAACGGAGAGTCCCACCACCGCCTTGAATGACATAGCCGTGATCTAAGTAATTTTTAGTAGCCTCATCACTCTTTAAAGCTTGGATTTCTTGGGGTAAAGTGGCTACCGAAAATTGAGTTCGGCTAATCAGCTCCGGACCAGTGGCCGTGCTGTTAGTTGCACCGGAACCCCCTGAGTTTCCATTTAGCACGGAGAAGATAGCCTTCAGACCGAACAGCTTATCCAGTGAGGTATAAAGGCTCTGTTCCCCGGCGATCTTCTCGAAGATCTGCTTGCGAACGCCTTGAGGTACAACCGCTAAAAACTCGGGTAGTCTACTAGCCGAAGCGTACACAAACTTACCAGTTCGCGGGGGGGCTACTAGGCTTGACAAACTAGGATTTTGGTCTACCGAAGTAGGGATCTTAGTGCTCTTACCTAGACTAGCCGACGCGGTATTAATGAGATAATTAACGGTGGAGGGACTAAGGGGGCGGAAGATACCTTCTTGCTCTAAGAATATTGAGTCCATAGGGAATACTGTCTCCCCTTTATTAATAACCGGTACGTAGGCCAGGCCCCCGCCGGCTTTAAGGATAAAGACTCCAACTTTAATTTCTGAGCCTGCGTCGCCCATGTCGTTATCAACCTCGGAGAAGTTTAGGATTAGGGGTCCTAGCTCCGGGGCTGCCTGTAGAAACTTAGCCAGTGCAATGTCTGCAAATTCCATAATTGATTATCTATTCTAAGGAGATTATAGCTTATTTTAGTGCAGATATCAATACGCACTAAACCTATCTAGAATCTGGTTAGATACTCATTATATTGTCTTTAGTGGTAGCCACAATCCAAGCCCTCTGATTCTCCCAGGTTGCAGACTGGATGTATCCTAGCGCTACCAGCTGCGCTTGATATAAGTTAGAAAAAGGTAGGGCGGGTTGAAGAACAATAGGGAACGTAGGGTGACTACTCAGGGCGCCGGAGTCCCAAGCTTGAGCGGCCTCAGATTGACTACACGTAGGATTAGCTTTTACGTAGTCTATAGTAGAACTCTTAGCTGCAGCTCTTTCCAACTCAAGCATTTGAGTGATAGAAGACTTCTCCCCGAAGTTATCAGTAATGCCTGGGCCAGCGCCTGTTTCCAGCGCTGATAACTCTGATTGGGCATTTTGCAGGGATACGGATGCGTCGCTATTAATCGAGCTGATCCTATCCATAGCAACGGCCGACGCCTTGATCTGTCCTTTTAGACCGTTGATTTTTAACCGAAGCTCTGTTCGACGGGCCTCGTTGGCTAACGCCGCTTGAATATCTGATAATTGAGTCATAGTAGTTAATGTTAATTTAGTTAATTAGAGATATGGACGTACTAATTTATTAAGTTAGGGATTTGCAATTAATTTTCGGTTATGCGATAAAATGCCATCTCCAAAATAAGTACCTGAACCTTCAACAGTAAAGCTTATTACTTGGCCTTGGCCTGTGGCGATTATAGATTCTACTACATTTTCCTCGGGGCCCGCCAGTAAATCTCCGAGCCTAATGTCCTTGAGCGCTGTCCAACCTTTGTTCATTACATAGAAGCGGTGATCCTCACTCCACTCGGTAACTTTGCCGTTAGTTAGCTTTAGTCGGAGTCGGTTCGCCCAGGCAGTCTGTATGTATCTAATAGTACCCCCAGACTTTACATCTAATAAGGTATGATCATCCACCGATACAACCTTAGCGCCTTCGTATAAACTAGCTGCCTCTAAATAAGTACCATTTAGCATGGCTATTTTTACCCACGGTGCGGGGCAGTACCCGCCACTTTCACCTCCACCAGAGGGGGGTATAGGAGTTGGGGCAGCAGCAGAGTTGGCGATGTCTGTAGGAACGGAGTCGCTGGGAGTCATAATGGAATCTGTAGCGTACCCTACCCCAGCGAGCCCTGCCCCGTAATACCATCTATCAGCACTGGCTCCGTAGGCGTTGTATATAACTATACGTAATACCCCGTTAAACAAGTTAGGATAGGTAGAAGCTGCTGTAATACCGGTTCCGCCAGACCCTGTTTGAACTCCGTACCCAGGCTTATAAGTTACTACGAACTGGCCTTTGGATGCGTTTGCGGAATTAGAATGATCCGCAAATCTATATAGACGGTCGGAGATATTAAACGTAGTAACGGCTACAGGCTTACCCCCATTACTACCTAAGGGTCTAGGATACATCCAGACATCTCCGAATCGCATGCTATCCAGGTTATCCGAATAAGCAGTAGGCTGCAGAATATACCGAAACCAAAAGCTGGCAGAGTCGGCTTCAACGACCTGGGAAGCAGAAGCCAAGCTTAAAGAAAGACATGCTATATTAGGAGATCCACCACGAATAGTACTATCAATATTACCTCTCCAAATTATTGCACTCGTAGAGTTACCGTCGATGGCGCTTAACAATCTAAACCAGTAGTCAGTGAAAACTAAAGATCCGACCTTGAAGCTACCAGAAGCCACTGTTAAGGCTGTACCCTGAGAGGCCAGCTTAGCTCCTGCAGTAGTAACCCCGTTAGCTTCTGCGTAGTTAGCAGTTCTAAGCTCTTCAATCATCGCACTCTTAACTGCGAGGTTGGATATGAACACCCCTGAGTTTGTCGGGGTTATAGGATTGTTGGGTTGGATGGCACTTGGGTTGCCGTAAGGTCCGAACTTTATAGACCTAACTTTCATGCCTGGCGTATGTAAGGAAGAGTCTAGGAACAGTCGAAGATTTGCCCCCGCAGCTACCTCTCGGACAACTACTCCGTTAATTAGATGCCTGACCAAAGAACCGTCATAGATAATAGAGAGGATGTCTGTGGCTACGTACGCACCGAATCCCTGCTTTGATACTCCACCTTCATAAGCAAATAAGCTACCCCCTATGCTACCCAAGAAGCAATAGTCTAAAGTGTCAAAGGAGGAGTTAGTGAGCGGGTCAGTATTTAAACCTAAAGCAAAATCACACAAACCCCCTACACTAAAACTAACATAAGCTCCGCCGGTAAAGCTCTCTTGACTGGCAACCCCTGCGTTCCAAGCTCCGTTTATATCAGTCTTAGTTACAGTATTTCCTGAAATAGAACAACCACTAGTGTTAATAAGTACTAGATCAGACGTGGCGTTCAGATCTCCCGAGTATCCTAATTGACTAACCCGGTTAGACGGGCCTGGACTATAAGGAGAAGGTCCGATTGACTTATCCCCGATTTGCTCGAACTGCGGAGCGGCTATCCAAAAGTAAGACTCTGTACCCTGTACTAAGGTGTTGAATTTACGAAGATAAGGTACGCCTACTACGGCTCCAGCAGGGGCTGTTCCTAGCGTATATACTCTTCTATAAGAGGTCAACACGTTAGCCGCGCCGTAAGGGAGGTCGTTAGGGGAAGAAGAAGTTACCCCTACACTGGCACCTAGTGAATTCAACCAATTAATATATGCGCCCCCCTTGCATCGGTGACCCTGCAAGTAAGCCGACAAGCAATAGTTTCTACCTGCAACGACAGGTATACCGTATTCTAGAGAAGTTCCTCCTGTAGGGTAGATATCAACCGCAACTTGATCATCTCCGCCACTGGTTTTATTGCTTTGATGCAAGTATGCGTTACGGGTAGTCCCCCCTGCAAGTACATACCCTGTGTAATCCCATCCGCTAACGGTTGAAGCGTACGTTAGATTGGCATCAAAAGTAGCGCCGGCAGGGTTGTAGGTATCCTGGTACCAAGTCAATGAACTAGTAATATCACTGTTCGTGATAAGGTTTTGGCCAAAGTTATTAGCCTTATTATCAACTACTACTCCGGAAGTCCCGACGTTAGTCAACACTCCGTCAGCGCCTACGGTAATAGCCGAATTTTTGATCGCAGAATCTGCCAGTGCAGCACCTGAGGAATCCTTCAGGTCAACACCTGCGGTAGCCCCTACCGTAGCCCCTAGTGCCACGGAGACCGACAGTAGTTGATTTAGCGTTGGCTCAGTACCGTCACATAGGCTAATTCTAGGGTCATAAAAGTATTGAATAGAACCTGTAGTATTGCTGTACAAGTGGAAGGTTCTAAGGCCAACATTGTCTGTGGTATTAGTTTGTCTAAACTGATAGTCAACACCTTCTATGATCTTCAGTCCTGTAGTACCGTCATAGACTCCTCCTAAATGCTGAGCAGGTAGCCCAGTACCAGCAGAGAAAATATACCCTACGACCAAGTACCATTTACCCACAGTAAGGTTACCTCTAGGGGTTGCGACGAAATAAGGGTTAGTGTCAGCAGTAGCAGACCCTAATGGAGAAACATCGCAGAACTGTGCGCCTAGGAAGAGAGTACCATTAAGCGTACCCGAGTTAACTACCTGAGTCCATACTGAGTATCGATAAGTGTTTTTAGTTAGTACTTGTACTCCAGCGCTAGAGGTCCAACCCCCGTCGGCAGAGTTAGGGCCACTACCGCTCGAAGCTCTCCACACAGGACGCAGAGTGCCATCTGGGGAGCTGTACATTACTATGGAGTTTTGACCCCCAGAAGATGTAGCGAATTGATTAAAACCAGGCTGCGATCCTGAGCTATTTAACACCCAAGTGCTAGGGTCTACTAGATTCTTAACTAGCTGCGCATCAGACCCGGGCTTACCAGACACGTCACTCCAAGCCTGGTTTGAATTCAACCAAGAACTTGGCACGTTCATATAAGAACTAGGGTTAATACTAGCGCCCTGACCAAACACAATATTACCAGCAGTATCCCGAAGTACTAACCCACTAGAATTGATCTGGCCGGCGGCTAATTGACCAGAAATAGAAGCTGCAGGGACGGAGAGTACGATTCCGTCGTAAGTCATCGAACCTACTGAGAATTTATAGTCGCTACCCGAATAGCCTAAAAAGAAGCCACTTCCGCTGCCGTAGCTGGCTCCCGCGCTCTTGATAAAGCTGAAAGCGTCTAAGGTAATGTTCCCGCTAGTAATAGCCCCGAGATTGGCGCTGATTGCGCTGAGCTGCCCAACTTTGAAGGAGCTTAGGTACGGGACCCCCCATATCGTTTGATTAGTAGCTGGGTTGTATATACCATCTGATTGCCAAATTGATTCCCCAGGGGAGAACGTAGGTACGGTCACTGACCAAGTAGTACTACCCCAAGTAGCAGCAGTGGGAGTTACGTCCCCCGACAGGGATAGGTTAGACGGGGAATTCCCCAGCGGACCTGAACCGGTAATTTTTGTATAAGCGAGCCTAGCCGAGGCGCCTTGAATTCCTGTTAGACCGGTATCCCCCTTTATACCGGCAGAGCCCTGAGTTCCAGCGTAGCCTATAGCAGAGACAGCAGCCGTACTCCAATTAATACCCGTAGTGGGGCTAGCCGAACTATCTGAAAGGTTTACTGTAGCAGACCAAAGTGTAAACCCCGGGGACGGAGAAGTTCCGGGCGTTAAGTTCCAACCCTGGGAAGCTAGGGCCGCTACGTTGTTAAACGACGCACTAGCCCAGGTGTAAACCGAAGTTCCTGTAGGACCAGAGGGGATGGTGGGGGCCCATTGAAACAGAGTTGGCTTGCCTGATTGAATACCTGGTAGACCGTTACCGCCGTCCTGGCCGTTTTGAGAGAGTACAGACTTAGTTACTCCAGTAGTCCAGTCGATACTAGAAGTAGCGGTCCCTGCTGTAGTAGAAATCCCTTTACTGGCCGCCCATAGCTTTATCCCAGAAGTTCCTGGATTAGCAGGGACTGTGGTTTGCCAGTTATTACCTCCAGTATAGGTACTATTAGCAGCAGTACTCCAGGTAAAGATAGAAGTTCCAGAAGGGTCTGCGGGGGAAACAGGCCACCATTGATACAGGTAAACTATGGAGGTTTGAGTACCGCTAGCTCCGGCACTTCCAGCAGTGCCAGCAGCTCCATTCGTTCCGTTTTGAACTAGGATTACCGGGGCAGTCCATTCTGAAGAGCCAATAGTATCGCTGGCGGTAGTAGACACTGCGGAAGCTACAATTACGTATAAAGGATCAGAGCCCGCAGGAATAGCTTGAGCCCAGCCATTAGTAAGACCCGTTGCGGTCGAGGATGCAAACGTATAAGTGACAGTTGCAGAGGGTACGTTAGAGCTTGTTAAAACAGTCGAGGACCTTTTATATAAATAAACTACCGCAGTGCTGCTACCAACAACCCCATCTACTCCATCCTGGGACAGTAGGGTGGCGGTAGCCCATTCAGTAGCCAAGATATTATCACTAATACCCTGAGAGAATGCTGTGGCAGTAGTTAGCCAACGGTATTGACCCCCTGTACTTGGTAAACTTCTAGACCAACCACCGTTAATTCCCGTAGCGATACCGGTTGTGAATTCGTAAGTAACAGTGGCTGTTGGAAGAGCTGGGGGAGTAAGGGTGCTAGTTCTCTGATATAGGAATAGCGTCGCTGAGCTAATACCTGTAGCACCCTGTCCCCCCGCAATCAGAGGTTGACCGTTGAAGGTGGGTTGGAACAGGCCCGTGAAATTCACGCCCCCACCACCGCTAATAGGGGAAATTTCGTCTACTTTAATGCTTGATGACATATTAGATAATTTTAGATTAACAACCTGGCGGGCGAATTTTATTCATACCATAACTATTAGTACTAGGCCCATTACTAGATATTACTTTAACTTCACTATCTTGGATAGAAATAGGACTTTTGCCGTTAGCCTGGAGATAGAAAGAACCGCCTACAATTTGATTGGAGTACAGCTCTGGCGTAGTACCGTTTAAATCGGATCTCCCTAACCCCAAGTAGGCAGCTACGGCCCCCTGCATCCTAGTTACGAACTTCCGGTTGTAAGGGTCCCCCCTTACGGAAAAGTAATCCCCAGATTTGTTCGTAGCTTTATACTTACCTTCCAGGATTATTAACCCTGCCAGGATAGATTTAGTCACATTACTTTCACCAAGGACAACTGAGTACAAGTCTTCTCCGGGGTTGACTAATAAGGGTTGGCAAATGTCAGGCCTAAGTCTCTCCAGCTCACAAATACCGGCGGGAGAACCTCCTCTTACGTGATTCAATCCTAAGCACTGCATAAGACCTACCCCTCTGAGACCTTGATCAATATTCTGTCTCTGCAACGGCGTCAAGGAGGGGTTGGTTATCAGAGATTTAATAGCTGAGCTACCCAAGTAAACGCCGCCAGCATTCTTTGGTCCAGAACTAATAACAGGTCCAATAGCATTAACATTGAACTTACTTTCCTTACATACTAAGGCGTTTACTAGATTTACGATATCAGCCTCTCTGCCTAAGGTAGAGGCAAAGTGCTGATTGACGAGGGTCGTGATAGTGTCTCGAACCTTGCTAATGCGAACGGTGTTAAAGCTAGTGTTATTAGCCCCTGCCATTTAATACTTACCTTCTTTACCTTCGCCGAATTCTGAACCCATAGTATAACTGGTAATGGGGTCTGTGGAGTGTACTTCACTTTCCGAACCGACCGCAGCGCTTTCTTGCAGTGAGTCACGGAGACGAGAGAAGCTCAGCTTGGATATCCAATTTTTATCCAAGAGTTTTGCGGTTTGAAGGCCCGGGACTATAGGCGTAACTCTTAGGCCAGTATTAGAAATAGGAACTGCAGTTACTCCTACCTTACGTAGATCTTCTATGTGGTTGAAGTCCAATAGGGTACCGGGTACCAGGTCTGAAATACCTTTGGCAAGTACGCTACCTTCAGCTTTATCTAATGGGACCGTAGTAGCACCTTTATCTAGGTACTTTCTAATAGTATTGATTTCAACTTTATCTCCTGGAAGAAGACCTGTGCTACCGGGATGGTCAACTTTGACGTACTTTAGCATATTTTTAGCTATGATTTCAAAATGCCTAGGATCTAGGCCGCCGCTATAAATATCCCTTAGTTCATCTGCCATAAAGCTACGCCCCGAGCCTAATCCTCGCAAGGCTACCAACCTCCTGGGATTGATAGTCCCCGTAGAGATCTTTTGGCCGATCTTTACCGTATCTCCTTTAGCAACCAAAACGTTCTGGGCGATAGGAACAAAGTGCATTTTCTCGTTGATAAAGACGTGAGAGTCACCTAGAGGTGTTTTTCTAATATCACTTACTATACCATTTAGGCCTGAAATAGTAGCTTCGTCCTTAAAGTTTTCAGTAGGGTTATTTAATATATTAGCGGCAAGTTCGTAAGCATTACCCTTACGTTCTCCGACGTTAGCTTTATGCTTTGTACTCAACATGCTCTGAGTTAGAACTTCGGATACGCTTTGAGCTGCGATAACCCCGACGTTAGTACCTATTTCAGGTAACCTACCGTGAGCCATTAAACCAAAACATTTCTGACAGACGCCATCCTTAGCCTCACAAGTCATAGCGCTACGTACTTTTAAAGCCACTTTTCCTGAATTAACCATTTCACCTAGATAGGGTTCTAGGATTAGAGTATTAGTATCAGCAGTGTATCGGCCTAGCAAACTCTTCTTGTCAGTGATAGGAACAGTAATACCGTTCTTAGTCCCGCAGTCAGGGATTGTTACAACCTCGTGAAACACTGTAGGAGAAAGCTTCTTAAAAAGCGCTCCTGGTAGGGATGTACTTAGTTGAGCCAGCACAGTCGAGCTTCTACCCATGTAACTCAAAGCAATGTGCTCCGCTGGCTTCATACCTTCTGCAAAACTTCTTTTAATAACAAGGGGGATCAGCTCTCCCTTAACGTTTAGGGACATCAATGGAGTAGAAGTACCCGTAGCTAGTTGAGCAGGATTACCCCGGGCCCCGGTGTCTGCCATTTTAGCTGCGGTAGAGTTTCTAGCTAAAAGATACTGAAGATTTTGACTTTCTATCTTCTTGTTATAAGCCCCTGTCAAGTCCATTAAAGCGGAGTTTTTCTCTGCTTTAGTTTTATTTGAATATAAAACTCTCTGAACCTTGATTTCATATTCACTGATGATCGCTTGGCGTTCATCGCTGTTATTGACGTAGTCGCTAAGGGGGGTAGATGCACCGATCTCAGTAGCGGTATTAAAGAATAGCTTACCCAGTTGATTAATATGCTCTGTAGCAGTAGGCCCTCCATTTTTTAACAAGGACGCCACTACGTCAGCCACCCCTTTCTTGTCTAGTCTCTTGTAGATGTCGAAATCATTCTTAGTAGCCAGAGTAGGCATAGAGTGCTTTAACGAAATTGATCCGGCGGTAGTTAGCTTTTCTGACATGGTTCTATTTTAACGGGACCTAATCTTTTAGGCAATTACAAATGAGTCATTTTCCTGGTATAAGAAAATTACGAATATATATTCGACCAGCTAATCCATCAAAGTTAGGAATTTCAAATGTCAGACGTCAACCTATCAGAGATCCCTACACTCTCCACCCCTTCCCCTTCAGCATTAACTTCTACTGAGGTACCCGAACTTCAAACGGGTAGGGGGGCTGCCGTAGTTCAATCAAACGACATAACTGTATTCACGAAAGAAGGAAGTATCACAATAAACTCTTGGTACTCAAAGGATACTTCCAATAAGAATCTATTAGATGCGAATAAAAAAATCCCCTTCAGAAATACTAGCGAGGCTTTTCATAGAATTACTACGTTTAACCCTTTTTCTTTAGAGTTTGAAGATAGTATTAACTGGTTTCACCCGGCGTTTATTAAACCGTCTCCGACGGTAAGAGCCTCTCATGCGCTGCTGAGTGGGGATATCTGCCCTTCCTTCGTCGACCCCGACCCATCTCTGTCAGCACTTCTAAAGGTTAGGCTTCATAACTTAAGGGGCCAGTTTACTTATATTCGTCAAGAATTTTATCAAAGCTACGAATATGTAAACTCAGTTGATCCTAGTAAATTAAGCCTGCTGGGTAGAAAAGAACTTCGCGTGGAAAAACATTGGGCGGCATCTTTTCCCTTGGTAGAAGGTATATCTTGGCACGCAACCCTTAGTGCCCTACTCCATTCATCCAAGGTCTCCTCTAACTGCAGTTGGACCTCCTATTCCAGTTACAAAGATAAGTTCCATAACTACAACAGAAGGTCGTGTGGAGTAGCCGGTGATGGGGCAAGTGGTACTAGGAACGGGGCAGTTTCTAGGTTGTTGAATATATTTCAAGACGAGCATACCGGTGATATATGTCTAACTTATTTAGTAGCTTTTAAATTACCCAACGGAGCATTGCCTACCTCTACGCCTGGGGTCAGTATTTCCCATTTTTGGTATCCGGCTCCCGATCCCTCTGGAGGGTTGAGGCCTTGGTTTGACGACAATAGAGTACCTTCCTATATCTTCATGGGTTTATTCACTAAGATAACGGAGATACATTTGTGGTCTTTAGGTATAGACTTAAAAACTCGTACTTATAAATGGGACATTCCAGGCTACGCGGAAGGTTCTATCCCGTTAACGGTACTTTTAGGTAGTGGGGTCGGTTCTTCTGGCTTAGCGACTCTGTATGGTATGCCATTTAGATTCAATACGGACACTACAGTTTTACACTTTAATTTCAGCTTTGTACCTTCAGCCTTCGGTTTAAGACAATCCTCTAACAGAACTTACATAAAGAATCCAGACTACCCAGGACAGAATGATCCTCAGTTAGAATTGATAAGAGATATAATGAGGAGAACGGTGAATAGTTATAGTAACGTCCTAGCAGATAAAAGTGTTACTCAAGCTAGGAAGTACGTCAAAGACGCCATCTGTACCAGCAGCATCATGGATGATATCCACGCAGGAATTCTATTAAAACGAACAGAAGATCGAGAGGCTAAGGTTAGATTGAAAAACCCCGCTACTCAAAGAGAATATTTAAAGCTCTACTCTGAGCCGGACTTCGTAGAGTACCTGCCTAACTAAAGTTAGTAGCTCTGCGGGCTAAAATAGAACCTGGTACAATTCAGGTTCTATTTTTAGATTACTCAAGGCATTTCAGTGAACGAACTCAGTCAAGCGCACCCCCTATCCGGCAAGGAGATACTCTTTACCAGACAAAGGCACGAGGCTGACAGGATGGGGTTACACTGGGATTATAGGTTTGTACTCGGGGATAAAGCTTATTCTTGGGCTACAAAGAAAGAAATGCCTGGGCCTAGTAAAGCTATTTTGCTTTTCGAGCAGCCTATTCATGATAGACAATATGCTTTAAGCAAAGTAGTAGATATTCCTAAGGGGAATTACGGAGCTGGAAGGACCGTCTTGGACTTCGTAAGGAAAGCTAAAGTCGAAGGCGACGCCTTAGACCCTGACAAGTTAATAATCAATACTAAGGACGGTCAACGGTTTCTCTTGAAAAAGCTAGACTCTACGAAGTACGGGGATAAAGCTTGGTTGTTTAAAAACCTAGCTTCATATAAAGAAGGCCTTGAGAGTACGTTTACTCACGACGGTTCTACTTATAGAGTAGACGACGCAATTGAAGCCTCTAGGCCAAGCAAAACACAAAAATTACCTATTACCGACTTATCTTGGATCACAGAATATACTAAGACTGATCCCAGCAGAATTGAAGAAGCTAATATTCGACAGCCTGTTCTAGTCACTGATTGGCAAGGTAAAAAGGTAGTCGTCGACGGTGCCCATAGATTGGCCAAGGCCATCTGCATGGAAAAAACTTATCTTCCTACTAGGTACGTCGATATTTCAAAACTAGAGAAAATAGCAGTGCATAATAAGTACCTAATCAAGATAGCCTCTTCGTCACTGGCTTCTTTCTCTCCTGACTTGACCCCTGCTCAAATGGAGTCTTTAGGGGTGTTGCGCCATAAAGGTTCTCAATATGGAGAAGGTACTGACAAAGACAACTTCTTCAAGGTCAGAGCTAGCCTAGACGTTTGGCCTGACAAGTGGCATAATGAACAACACCCTCAAGGTTGGTACCAATGGTATAAAGGGTACTCTGAGGGTAAGAGAACTGACGACGATGAGCGTCAGATGAAACGTTGGATTAGTTTCAAAGCTAGACACTTAGCTCAATTGAAGAAAGCAGACCCGACTCTTAGCGACTTGTCGATCCAGCCTAAACGAAGACAGGCTTTGTTGAACTGGGGAATTGCACCTGGTATTGACCTAGAAAAAGAACTGAACAAACAAGCTAGTCTTTCCCTTTTAGCAATGGGCCTACACGCAACCCTAGGTCACGTAGCTCAAAATGTAGGTATGCGTCAAGTTTTGAAATCTAAGGCTTTAGCCAGGCACATAGCTAACGGCTTCAGCGAGGGAGTAGCTGGGGTCGTGGACACTTCGTTTAAGGGTAAAGCTAAGCGCTTTGCTTCGGGTGCGTTGTTGCCGGAGGTTAATGGTATGCATATGGCAGCTCATAAGGCTGGAGTAGCCTTGGCTCCTCATTTAAATAAAATGACTTTAAGACAAAAGGCCGGGCTGCACATGATGGTTTCTGGTAATGCAGAAAAAGCTGTAAAAAGGGGCTTCCATAACGACACTACTATTACTAAGGCTTACGACGCGGCCAGAGTTCACTCTAATTTACCCCCACTCCCTGAAATGGCCAAGAAGCTTGAAATGGCCAAGAAGCTTGATATAGAATCCAAGAAGAATCCCTTAGTGGGTAATATCATAGCCAACATACATAAGGGTAGAGTTCCTGAAGGAAAGAATTACGTTAAAGGTACTCCTAATCAAACTGCAGCGATCTTAGGTGGAGCGGCTAGTGGGTTAGTAGACCCTGCCCTTGGCGGTATGAATACGTTTAAAAACTTGGCCTTAAGCAAGAAGATTACTGATACTAAACTTGGCGCCAAAGTAACCCACAAGGCCCACGAAATGTTTATTAAGAAACCCTTCGAAAAGGGACTTGCAGGCAAGATTATTAAAGATAGTCCGCTTAGAAGAACTGTTAACGACGTAGTATTTGGCCCTATAAATACTGAACTGAAGTCCTTAGGTAAGATGACAAACGACATTAAAAAGTAAGTATTCACACCTAAAAATGGTATAAGTATAGTAAGTAGAAAGGACGCTTATGGTTGACGTAATATTCAGTGCAGTAATGGACCACCTAGCGTCTCTTTGGAGCGTAGACACTCTCTGGGGTATCGCAATAGGTGCAGGAATCTGGGCGATATTCGCCGTCATTGAAGCTATATACATGTACGAACTTAAAGATAGGAGTTGACATGGATTACCTCAAGGACTTCGGAGTTATGGCCCTGATAATTATCATCGTACTTCTGGCGCTAGCAGTCAGGAAGAAGTAAAGATGACGCAGTATAAAACTACGGTTTAGCCTAGTTTTTTTAGTGTAATAAGAACCCCGCTAGAATATACAAGAAGCTAAGAGATAAAGAGTGAATAGGTATTTAATTAAGATTGCTAAGGCGCAAGCTAAGGTTGTAGCTAAATCCACTAAGGATAGTGATGATCGCCCCCACGTAGCTGACTTCCAAGAAAAGCTAGATAAGAACGACGGAGTCCTTCTACATTGGTCTACGGGCGGGGGTAAGACTTTTATGTTTCTAGACTCTGCTAGCAAAGCACAAGCTAAGAATAAGGACGGTCGGGTTCTAATAGTAGCTCCTGCTAGTCTTACTACTAACATTGATAAGGAAATAGCCAAGCACAATATTAAAATTGATCGGGACCGCTTAGACGTTTACTCATATGAGAAGGCCACAAAGATTGCTCCTAAGCTTAAAAAGAATAAGTACATCATGGCTATCGCTGATGAGGCTCATAAACTGCGTAATGCAAGCACCCAGAGATCACAGGCACTATCAGAAATAATCAGTGGGGCTGATAAGAGAATCCTTGCTACTGCCACCGCCGCTTTTAATCACGGCGCTGATATATCCCCCTTAGTTAACATGGCTTATGGTGGTAAAGTCCTACCAGAAGACCGTAAAGAGTTCGAGAAGAAGTTTGTAGGTACGATGAAACTCAAGCGTAGCTTTAAAGACTTTGTGTTAAACAACCCTGCAGAAGAAGTAGAGATACTTAAGGGCAGAGGAGAGCTTGGGGCCTTGTTTAAAAACCACGTTAGCTATTATGATTCAACCGAAGACCCTGCGGCCAAAGACAAGTTTCCGACCGTGACAGAAACAACTATAGAAACTGAGATGGACCCTGAACAGGCTAGAATGTACAAGTTCATGGAGGGTCAAATTCCATTCTGGCTTCGCATGAAAATCAGAAATAACCTTCCCTTGGATAAGCAGGAAAAAAGTCAGTTGAATAGTTTTAGCACTGGTGTTCGTCAGGTTTCTAATTCTCACAGGCACTTGCATCAGGACCCTGATAGCGTAGAATACACCCCCAAGATTAAAAAAGCTGTGGCTAGTCTTAAATCTAAGATGAGTGCAGACAAGAATTTCCGTGGATTAGTCTATTCCAACTACTTAGACGCTGGGGTGCATGAGTATTCTAAAAAGCTTACCGAAGAGGGTATTGATCACGTTACCTTCACTGGCAAACTGAGTAAAGAAGAGAAGGACCAGGCGGTCAAGGATTATAACTCTGGGAAGAAGAAGGTTTTACTCATCTCCAGTTCTGGTGCGGAGGGCCTTGATCTACGCGGCACAAAGTTGATACAATTGCTCGAGCCTCATTTTCATGGGAATAGGGGTAAACAAGTTATAGGTCGGGGAGCTAGGTACGAGTCTCATGCGCACTTACCTAAAGAAGAGAGAGTTGTTGAAGCAGAGCATTATTTAAGTACTCAACCTAAGAGCTTATATGGGCATGCTCCTACTTCTATAGATACATACTTGCACGGTATGAGCGATAATAAATCTAAGATTTTCGATCAAATCAAGCAAGTGATGAAAGAGAGTAACTAATAGGTAACAACTGATCCATGTTCGAACGAGCAAAATATAAAGATGTAGACGGTTCTAATTGGCTGACGTTGAAAGACCCTGTAGCCACTAAGAAGTATGATGGGGCTAATTTCTGGGCTACGCTATCCGAAGACGGCTCTCTTTCTTTTATATCTCGCAGGGAGTCTGTGCACGGCGGATATCCAGACAGGACGTCCCAACTACCGCAGCTAACTGACAAGAAATACCCTAGTCTAGCTGGTCACGTTTATAACGTGGAATTAATCCACACAGGGTTTGACAAGAATACTCCAGAAGATCATAGGCTAGTCAGCGGAATTCTTAACTCTCTAAAACCAAGAGCTATAGAAACTCAAGAAAAGACTGGTCCGGTTAGAGCGGTGATTCATAACGTAGTAAATCCTACGTTTAACACTTACGCTGAAAAGCTAGTCCATATAAAGGGAGTAGAAAAGCTTATGGGGAAACCTGACCTCATCTTCGCCGCCCCTCACGTTACCGGCCATTCTAATATCCACGCTCTAATACAACACACCAAAGATACTGATCAAGAGGGGGTCATAATTACTTCCTTGACTAAACCCGAAGCTGAGAATACTCGGTTCAAGATTAAACATAAAAAGATGTTCAACTTAAGGGTAGTAAAGATTATCCAAGAGATAGACAAAGACGGTAATCCAAAACCCTCTATGGGGGCTTTAGAGGTCGTAGACGCCTCTGGTAGAGCGATGGCTAGGGTAGGTACTGGATTCAACAGAAGAGAGCGTATAGACGCTTTTGAACACCCTGAGAACTGGTTACAGAAACTCATTCAAGTAGAGAGTATGGGATTGGCTAAGGACTCCCTGAGAATGCCTGTTTATAACGGGGATGCGGACGGGGAATTGGACTTAGTAACATGAGTGAATCACTTTCTATCTGGTCAAGGTCTAGGGGTCTAGAGAAAGACCGTCGCCTGAAAATGCAAGAGCTAATGGCTGAATACGACAGGGACGTCTATTTCCCTGCTAGAAAAGAGCTAATTAACGAATGCGGTTTAGTAGGACATTCCAGTGCTGGTTTTGAGTCTAACGGCTTTGGTTGGAGTTGGAGCCGCTGCAGGTCCTGCGGAGCCAGAACCAATTTAGTTGGGCCAGAGGGAGCTGAACCTGATTCCTTGTAATTACACAAATTGCAATTACTTGGTATAAGAGATTTGTAAACAACGTTGATTTACACTTTCTTTTATTCTTGGAAAATCATGACCTTGATCTCGACTCCTGCTATCACAGCCGCCACAGTTACCCCCAAGGTTCCTGCTCTGACCGACACCCAGTTCAACCAAAGCGGGACGCGGTTTATGGTTCAACCCGTTGGTAACAGCGGCGTTGTTCATACCAAGCTTCCAGCCGGTAACTACGCCATTAAATTTGCCCCGATGATCGGTTTCTTTTTGGAAATGATCTCGGACTTCCCTCCGATGGGTAAGATTTATGGAAACGCTATGGCTAACGCCGAGCGCGTCCTGACTACCTACCACGCCAAGAAGGGAAATTTGGGCGTACTGTTGGATGGCCTGAAAGGCAGCGGTAAAACCCTGCTGGCCCGCCTGATCTCGGTGGAAGGTGCAAAAATTGGCATCCCAACTCTGATCATCAACACGGCGTATGCCGGGGAAGATTTCTTTCAGTTCTTGTATTCGATTCAGCAAGAATGCATCGTCTTGTTTGATGAGTTCGAGAAAGTGTACGACGACAAGGATCAACAAAGCCTGTTGACGGTCCTTGATGGCACGTTCCCTTCAAAGAAACTGTTCTTGCTGACCAGTAACGATCAATCTAAGATTAATGGCCACCTGAAGAACCGTCCCGGTCGCATCCATTATTACCTGAAGTTCAAGGGCTTGAGCGGCGAGTTCATCAGGGAATACGTCGCAGACAACCTAAACAATAAGAGCCACGAGCAGGAGTTGCTTTCTGTCTGCGGCCTGTTTACTTCGATGAACTTCGACTCGCTCTCTGCTATTGTCTGGGAGATGAACCTGCATCGGGAACCTGCTGGCCAAGCCATTCGCATGTTGAATGCCAAGCCCGAGTCTGAGGCCAACGAGATTTTCGACATCGAGTTGCATATCCCAGGTCTAAAAGCTCCCTTGACGGGGGACTTTACAACCCTACCGTACTACCGTGGAAATCCCATCTCCATGAAAGAACTACAGATATTCCCGAAGATCCCGCTCTCTCCGGAAGATGGGTTTAACATGTTCGGGATTACTCGAAAGATGTACGAAGAGACTTGTCCGGAGGCGCTGGAAAGCTATGAGGAATGTATCTCCGAGGCTAAGACGACGAACGTTAAACTGAAGCTGGACGACAATCCTTGGGTGGATGACTGGGCCTACATAGGTCGTGCTCGAATCCCCCTGGTTCGTACTGACAATCACGGCGGTGAGATTTTCGACGGAAAGAAGTTCAACTTCTCGTCCTCGAATATCATCAATATTGATATAGAGAAGGGTAGCTTCGTTTTTGAGAATGAACACAAGATTCTCATAGTTGCTACTCGCCGCAAAGAAGTTGTAACTGGCGTGGACGCTTACCTGAGCACTCTGGCTTACTAAACCAGCGGCCGGTAGATGTTAATGGCGAACTCTAATTATTTTTGGACCGAAGATCAGATTCTGCGTCTTCGAGAGTCCTACGCCAACAACGGTGGCTTGCGTGCTGCAGCAAATAGAATCCCAGAGAAGACAATGGGAACTATAGCAGCTAAAGCCAGTCGCATGGGATTGACAGTAACCAAGCCCCGAAGGGGGAAGTTAACGGATTTCATGTCCGGGGGTGAAACCCTGGACGGCAACCACCGGCATCAACTAGGCAACTGGACTTAAACAGTAGGACCTATAAGGCGAATGGGGGTATTCTGCTTTATAGTGCCTTCTTTCAGGGCTTTCATTACTTCAGACTCTGTCTTAAACTCCACTACCTGCTGGGTCATATCCGGCTCCGTGAGGTGAATAGATCCGATAATCGCCTCGTGACCCGGGGCAATCAACGAGGCTCCTAGTCCTTTACGGAAGTCGTAAATGTGGTGTTCAGGGAGTAGTTTCTTCTTAGCTTCTTCGATAGCTTCTGGAGTAATAGGGACGTGAACGGTAAGAGCATCGCCGTCAAAGTCCCCAGCGTACATAGGCAAGTGAATAGGATTGATACCCAACGTTTTTCCCTTAATAGGAACGGGAAAGTGGGCCGTGACGTTACTCTGCATAAGAGTAGGAGCGCGGTTCGCAATAATAGGTATTTGCTTAATCATTCTTGAGTAGCTTGCCATGGCAGCCGAGTTTCTTTCCTCGACTGCTTTTTTAGCTTCTGGATAAGTGTAACCACTCTTTACTAAGTCTCGAATAATGTGGTATTCATACATTGCCCAAATCATGTCTTCAGGACATGCAATCTCGTTGAAGCCTAGGTTAGGCTCCGCATAGATCGTAGCTCGGCCCGAGAAGTCTTGTTTCTTACTTAGTATCTTGGATTGAAAGAATCCAGTCTTAGGGCCACCCTCGCCTGCAATCTGCTTCATGAAGCCTTTAAGGGTAGCGCCTCGGCTCGAGCCAGTAATAGCCTCCCCCATACCCATAACTGCCTTAGCTCCAGCGTAGAGCCCTGCCCTGTGCTCCATAAGACCAGCATCGTCTAGGTCATTCCTAAGCTCTTCAAGCTTTTCATTTACTAACATGTGGTCTTTATACAACGTACTGACATCTGCGTGTTCAATACGATTACCTGCCTTGGCCGTGGTGGGCCTGGCAATCGGAGGGATTACTGGCATATAGTGAAGAATGTAAGCACTCTCCGGCTTCTTATCCATTTTCTCCAGTCCAGCTAGGTATTTAAGCTTCCTTATAATCCCGTCTCTTTTAGAGACAGACTTGACATCGACTATTTCTTTCTTTAGAGTGGCTAATTGCTCCGTAACATTTATAGAAGAGAGCATTTGATGGATAGCTTGACCACCCGTAATTAGTTCGATATCGTCGTCGATCATGATAAGTTAATTATAGTGAAAATATGAGTTTAGAAAAAGCTAGAAAACACGGCAAAGAAAAAAAAGTGGATTTTCAAACCCCAAAGAGGGTCATTAGGAATCCACCGGGCTTCTCTCCTGGTAAAGGCGGGAAAATGAACATGAGCGAGGTAGAAGAGATACTGATAGAAGAAGATTCTGGAGAGAGCTTCGGAGAATATATAGAGTTTCTCGATCAGGTTGATCCTAACCATTAAGCTTCTATTGATCCCGAAGAAGCTTTGCCAACGTCCAAGGAGCGGAGCTTCTTCCCCGTGATGACATCGTGCAGGTGAAAGACTGAACCCTGCTGAGAAACACCGGTCTTACCATTAACAATGTCATCGAAATCTTTTGTGGATAAGCCTAGGATAGACTTAATAGGCCTTTCCATTAAAGGATTAGGGATAGCTTCTGCTAATTTGTAGTGGGACCACTTTTCCCCTTCTATACCCCCGGTAATTGCAGGGTCGAACAAACCCCCTTTGTCCGGGGTTAAATTTTTAGCATTAATAAGGGACGGGTTTTTTAACTGACCGTTACTGATACTTAATATGTCTTCGTCAGATATAGGGGCCGCACTGATCTTGCCGTCCTTAAACGACGTTTTAATGCCGGATGCGGTTAGGTAATCAAAGAATTTTTGAGATACAAAAGTACTTTTAGGCTTGGGTAGTGGTTGACCTTGCAGAAACTTTTCCCAGTACGCTTGATTAGCCTCGCTCTTGATAGTGGCAATTTCTTTTAGGTTCTTGCGAGCGTTAGAACCTACTAAACCAAGCATCTCCATATAACCTACGCTCTTAGAACCCTCTTCGCCACCCTTACTGGGTTGCTTGTTAGCGTCATAACCCCCGGTGTTACGAGCTGACCAGTTCTGATCAGAAGTCTTATATAACTTAATAAAATACTGAGGACCAGTCAATACGTTGGCTAAAGTCTGTTTGGTAGTAGGGTCGACTAAATCTTCGGAGTCCTTCAACCCGTGCTTTTCAAGCTCTTCCTTCAGTTCGCCTATATTACTACCTTTGCTAAAGTTATGCAGGAGATAAGGCTTACCCGTGTGCTGGGCAATTTTAGCCGCAGCGGTTTCCATAAGCTGGCCTAGATTTACCCGGGAGGTTACCGAAGCGGGATTCAAGAGAATATCTACGGGTAATCCAGTAGACTTGTTATAAGGCATATGCGAGTCCGGAAGAACCAACGATACAATACCCTTATTTCCATGTAGACCTGTCAGCTTATCTCCAATTTCTAATTGTTTAACCGACCGGACAATAAATCTAACTTGTTTTGAGCTAGTGTGAGCATCGACGACGGTACCGTTTTCATCGTGATTCCATTCCTCCGTGACTAGCCGATACGGAGTAATGAGATTCTTGTGCAAGCGACCTAACATCTTATCTGCGGGGGTAGGTTCTCGATGCTCTAGAACTGCGTATACAGGATCTCCATGAGCTACGGTAGTACCTACCTTAGCAAAGCCTCTATCGTCGAGTTTATCTAGTTGCTCCTTGGTCAGACGACCAGGGAAGTATCGGGTGATCAAAGACTTCTTAGTTACGGAGTCATTGTTAATTTCATAATCCACTTTATAGGCATGGTGACTAGATAGGCCGTCTGCCGTAGACTGGCTGATAACTAGTCCGTCCTCGTGGTTATAACCCTTCCAAGGAAGATATGCTACTGTCAAGTTCTTACCTAAAGACAGGGTACCATTCTTCGTGTAATTACTCTCGAATAAAGGATCGTCTTCTTTTACAGAATCTCCGGCTTTTACTAAAGGGGACTCATCGTCATGGAACCCCTTCATGTTAAAGGGTAAATTCTTAACTGCCTTGACAGCGACTACGTTCCCTTCTGCAGTTCTAACCGTAACCATGTTCGAGTCAGCTTTAACTACGGTGCCGGCAACTGGCGAGGCCGTAGCTGCAATCTTAGCTAAACTCTTGACGAAAGGGACTCCAGTAGAGGTAGTAGTTTGAACTAAAGGTTCTTGTCGATCAACCAGGCTCAGAGCTTGCGGGATGGACTTACCCGCCATCGTTAATCTACCAGGACTGTTACTATTAAGAAAAGGTACTAGATTAGTAGTAACCGTATACATATCTGTAGTGTCGGCTAGCCAATAGTCAACCTTAGAGGCGTCACATACCCCTAGTTCCCCGTGAATCTGAGCTTGTACTTGACCTTCGTGAGGTTGTTCAGGGAACCCAATAGTACTAGACATCATCTCTTGTGTACTCAAAAAGCGGTTTTTCCCTCCGTGGTCTTTAACTTTGGCGTACAGGTTACCGGCTCTATCTCTATGGGCGGCTACGGTGAAGCGTTGATCAATACCTGCATGACCGCTCTCAGGGGTTCTACTAGGGTCTATGATACCTAAATGAGAAGGGTCAATGTCGCGGGCACTAAGGGGGACGCCTCTATCAGAGGCGATACCACCTTCACCGGCACCTAGGACTGTTACCTTAGCAACGTTCTCGATACTTTCTAGAGGATTAGTTTCTTGAGGAGTAGCTACTAAGTTACTATCAAGCAAGTACCCCGACAGGAACTTATTGAAGGGCTTAGGGACCATATTTCCTCTAAGGATCGGCTTTTCCGGGTCCAGTCGATCCAACTCTCTAGCAATACGACCTTTAATAAGCTTGACTACCAAGTGTTCTTTGGCAAACCTAGTGGTTAGAAAGTCCGGCAAGTTTTGCACTCTCTTGAACTGCAGTGAGTCCCGGTTGTCCTCTTTACGGCTAGTATTGTGGACATTAACCAAGTTCTTCATAGCTAAAAGAATAGTGTCCTGCTCGACCCCCTCGAAGGATTTACCTAAGGTGGCCAGAGTAGTCTTAGCGCTTAGTCTAGAATTTTGCAAGGACTCTTTAAGCTGAATAGCCATCTTCTCAGGGGTAGCCGAGGGGTCCTGTTTCGAGGTTGAAACCATCTTCTTATACATATCTGCAAGATAGCGATCCTCCTTTCCTGCCACAGCTGCAACGTTATATTCCCAGACTTCCTTAGGGATGTATTTGGAGGCAACGATTTCTCCTACGCCAAAAACCTTGATTAACAAAGGAGCGATGGGAATTTTAGAGCTAGTACCGTCAGGGGTAATAGTAAAGGTTTGGCTTTGAGGTTCCAACTCTACTTTAAAGCTTCGACCGGAACCCGTATTGAAGTGAGTCTCCAGCCCACCGACGTTGTCAGTACGAGTATATACACCCGGTAGCAACTGCAATTGATTGGCAACGTTGTAGTTATTACCTTTATATAGCAAGGTGTGCTTCCCAGTCATATGAAACCCATCCATCAACGTGAATTCAGGGTTCACATCAACGACTTTACCCGTCTCTTTATGAATCAGCTTTAGATTAGCCTTAATCGGGTAGGTCAGGCTCTTACTTTGAAGAATAGCCTCCTTCTCCGCGTCGTGACTATACAGTTTACGTTCGGCCCTGACGTTGTCTATCTCCAGGCGAAAGTTCTTCCCCTCGACGGGGAACTGAGTTTTAAGACCGGCAATCAAAACTTCGTCTACTCGGTCGTTAATCTCCTTAGATGAGGAGAAGATGGGGCTCAATCTCTCCCCGGTGTTTGATTTAGGTACAGGCGCGGCCATCAGTCTTTAGTTTCTTCTAGGTATGAAATTAGGACAAACATCTTATCCATGAAAGTGAAATCTTTCTTAGATAGAATATATACCCCGGCATTATGAATGGCTCTAGTTTCTATTTTCTCCAACTCAGAGATATCTCCGAGGTCATCCATGTCCAGTTTCTGATATCTAACTCTGTATTTCTCTAGGTTAGACAAGGCTTTGCTAGTAGGAAGAAACCCTGGGATGGCGCTGCCGTCTAAGGGGCTAGTTGACCCTTTCGTTTTGATATCTAGGTTTTGCAGATTCTGCAGGTTAGGAACGTCGCTCATAACTAATTATAACCCTCCCTTGCCGCCCGGTCCAGTGCCCGGGGCCGCCCCGCCCACGCCACCGCCTTGATCTCCGGGGCTGGATTGTCCATCAGGGCCTTTAGGTGCATTTGGCGCACCGGGAGTTCCTGCCTCCGCGCCTAGCTCCGCACTCACCTGAGTAGTCTGAGCTGTACGACCCTCTTCTATTAGCTTAGATACCATTAGATACTTAGCATAGTCTTGGACCTTGAGCTGGTTAAGTACTTCTCTGGTTGAACCCGGATCAGCGTCAATCAATTGTGAAGCCATGTCCTGGCATTGCTTTAGAACCTCAAGGTAGCCGTCATCCTTGTCATTTTCTTTATTAATTTCCATACCTTCAAGGTATTGAGCTTGTTCAACCTCGAACTGAAGCCTAACGTCGTGACGAGCTTTCATCTTAGCTTCTATGATCATTCTCTCCAGCTCCTCTTCATAGGATCTACCCATTGATTCGTACACCGTAGTCATAGAAACGTTCCCTCCGGAGGCTAGGGAAGCAACTAGATTCTTCAAATTATCATCGTCGGTTAGCTGGAAAGGGGTCATGCTAACCTTAGTAACAGGCAGGGCTAGGTAGTTAGCGCTTGCAGTGAAAATCCAATCTACCAGGCTAGTGATTTGACCTACGTAGCTGTCCAGAGTATTTTTTAGCATGCGTAAGCCAACCGTAGAGCTAGTCCAATTTGTAGTCCCGCTTAGCAACTCCCGGCTGACACCCATACTCAACAACAGGCTTTCTTCAGCTTGAGCTATTTCTTGGTTAACAAGAAGGGTCTTGCCTTCGCCGCTTAGCGCTTGGTATCCAATAGGAACGGGGGCGATTAGAATATGATTATTGTCTTGCTTATGCTTGACAAACGCTTCTTCCATCTTACTGACAAAGTTGCGCATAGAAATAGCGACGACCGGATCAGAGTTTGCAGTTTGAGGCTGAGGGAATACTACTCTCATAGGAGACATAAAGTCTGTGGCAATACTCTCATTGGCCTTACGTAGAGTAGCCTGATAAAAAACCAAGCTGAAGTGGCTCACTAACGGAGGAACAGAGATGCCGTTGACCGCAAAGCCCATATCCACGTTTCTTAAGTGGAATATACGGTCGCTCTCAAACTGAAACTGTTTATTTTCTTTTACAGCATCGATGAACTCCCAGGGGATAGAATCTATTAGGAACCTATCTCCGGTTTGAATTTTCTTCTTAACCTCGTTAGGAATATTATAATAGTACTCGCTTTTACCCGTGAAGATATTATGGTTAACAGAGATATTCAAGGGGTCCCAGACGATGACGTTCATGTCTTCTATGTTGGCGCTGCGGGAGTCTTTACGGATGAAGACCCCCTTTTCTTTACATGCAGGGCAGACCCCTGTTAGTTTATAGTCCTTGAAGGTCAGAAAGCTAGATGCATTAGAGTTAGCCGTATAAAAGGCTGCGCAACTCGGGCAAGTATATGAGCGGTGAATAGGGAAGTGTACGCTAACGAAAACGTTACCGATAGTGTGGTACTGAAAACCAATATCATGCAGTACGCTTTTTAGCTTGAAACTAGATTCAATCTTTTCGTACTTAAGCTTAACCGCAGCGTCCTTAGCTTCGTAGATAAACTTAGTTATGGGGTAAGTAGCCAATTTCCGCAGAACTTCTGTAGTAACCGGGCTCTGAATAGTAATGAATCTAACCCATTTGATGACGTCATGGAGGTTACGAGGAAGAAACTGGTTCCCTACTGAGTAGAAAGGATTCTTCGTTTGAGCCCGATTGGAGCCGTAAAGTCCACCTGCATTGCCTCCGCCCGGCATTAGCGGGGGTTGATTTAGAAAAGACATTGTGTAATTAGCGTAAGAGTTATAGGCAAATTTTAACTGAAATTTAAGGACTTAGCAAGAAGGTTGGTAGTAGGCCCCTACTTCAATAATGAAGTTGAAAATTGGTATAAGTATTATGCGTAGAAACACTCTACGTAACAAAAATACGGGATCTCATATCATGGACGCAACAAATGAAGGAGCGCCCTTACTAGGGTGTGTCGGACAGGCGCTTGAGCGAATGGAAAGTGAGCTGGAAGAAGAGAAGCGTGGCCGGGGCTGTTTAGTTATAGTTCCGCAAGCCGTTGGCGGTGACCTGGTGGTTCGTATTCCACCAAGAGGCTTGTCCCAATTCCCCCTACTGGCTCTAGCACTTGAAGCAGTGCCGGATAGGCAGTGGGAAGATGGCCTAAGGGAGATACACTGGTCCACGGGCGGTGATCAAGAAGTCAGTCTCTTGGTTGGGGTTACACTATTCCCCGTTACTGAAGAACGGTTCCAAGAGATGCTTCGGGTAGGATACCCCGTCGCACCCCTTCAGGAGCCTCAGGCCGTTTCCGTTGTCTTGACGGAAATTAAGCTGGAGCAATTCCAGTCGAGTCAGGTTGCAGTAGTAGAACCTCCTAAGGTGAACGTAGTTTCGACATGGTTGAAGGCCGGCGCTTTGGCGTTAGGCTCAGCATTGCTAGGGGCTGCAGCTCATTCGCAGTACTCTAAGCACGAAGAAGCCTAAAAAGGCAATAATAAGCAGGGGTAAGAATTTCACCGAGTAGTCGGTAATTAGAGGTAGGGCACCTCTTTTTAGTCAACTTCAATAACGGGATTTAGTATAA